CTAATTATTAGTTAGAATTTTTTATAAGAGCAGCTTCTTCATCTCTACGTTTAAGTAATCCAGGAAGATTCTTACCTACCCATAGACGTTTCATAGATATAATTTGATCTGCTATATAGTTGTATATGTTGGATGTAGGAATCTCTTTTAATATAGCTTTCTTAATATTCAACATCTCCTTACGTGAAGGGCCTGATATACTACCTCCACGATTGAAAACAAGAGATACGAGAGTACCGAAGGCATCAGGGTGTAATTTTTCTGAACCAGGAAAGGTCTTAATAGTTTCTTTAATAAATCTAGGTAATGTTTGAGCTTTAAATACTTCCAAAGCTACTGACCACGGTATCGAAATATCCTTAACAGAAGCTATAGCTGACTTAGCTACAGCGCTCTTCTTACCTAAATGTGCAGCTAGTCTTTGATATGTATCTGACGGTAATAGTTTCTTCCAATCAGCTTCGAATTGTTTAGCACTGTTATATCCCAAATCATAACCTATTCCTATAGTTACACCTGAAGCTCCACCCGGGTATGTTGGAGCTTTAAGAGCTTTAGTATAGTATTTTTCTCCTCCACCAACTTCATATTTAATAATTAAGTCAAAAGTTGCTTTTGATAATGCAGAAGTCGAAGCACTTGCTTTCGGTTGTGATGGCTTTTTAGGAGCAGGTGATGGTTTGATAGGAGCAGGCACTATTACTTCATTTTTTGTAAATAATGATTTAAATAGCGTTAGTAGGTTTATTTTCATATTTGTATAGAATATTTATACAGAAGAATAAATACTAGTATGAATACAATACTTGAATTTATAACCGGTAATGCTGCTTTTAATATCGTAACTGCAGTTATCGCTTTAGCTGCGGCTATTGCTGCTGCAACTCCTACTCCTAAGCCAGGTTCAGCACTCGCTAAACTCTATACTCTTATTGACTTTGCTGCTCTTAATATTGGCAAAGCAAAAGATAAAGGTAAATAATGGATTTTATCGGCTTAATTAAAAACGCCCTGTTAGCTTTGACTTCTTTTTTAGAGTTAAAGAACAGGGCGTTTTATTATGATATAATCGAAAAATCACGAAACCGACAAAAGGATATTATAGATGAAATCGAAAAATTACGTAATATTGGTACTAATGATAGTAACGATCGCGCTGACTTCTTGCGTGCCCAACTTTTGGAAGAAAGAGAAACCATTAAACATCTATCAGCCGTCTATTCTTCGGCTGGAAAAGAATAAGCCCGTTCATACTAAGGACGGTGTTTATACACCTGAAACAGACGAGGTGTGGCATTCTGATAAGAGATATAGACTCTTGGAAAGAGATCTTTATAAGTAAGTATTACTTTTTAATAAATTTATCAGGAGATTTTGAAAATTTCCTACCTAAGTTTACTATACCAGCAATGATTTCTGGGGAGATAACGCCGGTTACACCATAGATTATTGCTTTATGAAAGTCTAAAATTTGTATATCACGAATTAACACCCACATAATGGTAGTAGTTAATGATGCTACAAATATATTCTTTAATTGGCATGCAATACCTGTGCGGTCATTCATGGATAATATCCTTGCGAACATTGATGCTGCTCCAATTACTGGTATAATCCAACCACCATCTAAAAATTGTTGTAAAAGAGTTTTCTCTGTATCCATGTATGATATTATTTATGGCTTTACCACATAAATTTTCATATATTCTGCCTCCCCATGCGCAAATTTGCTCAATTTCTTAGTATTATTCACATAAACATCAAAAACATACGCAGATCCGTTTGATGCTTTTTTCTTTGTAACAGCTGTTCCTCTATCTTGTACAATAAACTCACCATTACCTATTTTATCTTTTAAAGAAGGTATAAAAATCTTTGTACCAAATTTAAAGTCCGGGTGAGCAGCTATAGTAATGCCTTCTGTAGCTGTTTTAGAAGTCTGGCAAGCTACTTTATTGCCCCACTTACTATCTCTAGTATAGTAAGTTATTCTAGCTTTATAAGCCTTTGCTTCTTCGCTTCTACACTCAACTTGAGTTGCTGATAACATAAGAAATACTAATAATATAATGCTTAATATCTTCATCAAGTTATTATATAGTCAAACTTCACCTATTCCAGTTAAATAGGTACAAACAATTCCTCGATATCAGCTGCTATAAACGTTTGGAACACTAAAATAGTCTTAAAAGCATCAACCCACTCTTCCAAAGTAGAGTCGGGAGGTAGAGTGAGTTGTAGTGTTTTATTAGGATTATAACCACCCTCTATTGTAATTTTAATTGGCTCAGCCTTATTCATATTGTGCTTAGAATTATTTCATGCTCTTCAAGTATTCTACTAACACACCCTTCGTTTTCTGTTAGGTAGTATTTGTGAAAATGTCCACAGTAATGCTTTTTAGCACCACAAAGCTTAATTAGTATATCATGAGCTTTACGTTCTTCTACGCATTCTTTCCAGAGAGTTTCATCAGCACTTAAATAAGTTTCAATACCTACTTTATCAAAAGGACCATTCCAGGTAGGAGCGCTATGAGTTATCAATACATCACAACGCTTTATCTTAGATTGATCTAGGATAAAGATTTCGTCCTTCCAATACGATACTCCATCCTTGCGTCTAATTCTATCAACGCTAACAGCTCCACCTACAAACATAAACTCTTTATCATTCAGAGTCATAGTTGTATAGTCAGCCAGAAGAGTAAAGTGGCTATACGTTACATCTCCATTAAAGTATGATGGATCGTCGTGATTGCCTCTTATACCAATGAAATTAATATTTCTACTTGAAAAGAAATCGTTTAGGTATTTGAATTGTCTCTCTTGCTTAGCAGAGTTAACAAATCCTATACCTAAGTCCCCTACACCAATTAAAGTACAGTCTTTTAAATCAATTAGGTTGATTCTAGAAAAAATAGTATCCCAGTAACCGTGTATATCACCTATAATATAAATGTCACTATTGTTCATTCTTTTGCTTAGGTTTATTATATATACGATTATATTCCGCGTCACTTAGAGTAACATACCATCGCGAAGGAGTAACACGAGTACGGCCTCGCTTGCCTGTATGTTGACAGGTTTTAGAAGAAAGAAATTCTGCGAAGTCAATCATACCTTGGACGTTATCATCACCAGATGCATATACTCTGAGAGTTCCAAATTTTTCTTTAAATTGATCTATAGTTACTTTAGGAGGGCTAACCGAAATAGACAGATCTTTTTTATATATGAACTTCGAGTGAAATTTTCGCCCTATGCTTCTAAGCTTAGGAGTAAAAAACACTCTTGATATAACCTTATTATAGAATTTGCTTATTAGGTTTCTAATTCTACGGTTAGGATTTGGTACATATCGTTTAGTATGTTTTTGATAATTAACTATACAGGCGAACAAGTCCTCTACAATATTCCTCCACCCAGTAGGACAGTCATTATAGCATCTCAAATGCTGAGGTAGCAATTCTCCTGCTTCGTCTGTAGGAAATAGTTCGGGATATTTTGTAAATAAATATAGCTCAAAATCCTGATCTCTCAGATCTCTCAGAACTGAATCTTTAATCTGTTTTTTTACTTGTTTAGCGTTTTTAAATTGTTTTTTCATAATTATTTTTTTTCTATTAGAGCTTCTATAATTTTTTCTGCGTTCTCTTGAATAGACGGAAACTGAAGAGTAGAAAATTCATTACCATGTTTGGCGATAAATGCCTGCCAATCAGCTAGCGCTTCTGGACTAACTGGAATCTTAGCTGGTTTTGCTTCACTAGCCTTACGGATGATATCAACCAACTCATCTACCTTATCTTTAGCTGCAGCGTCAATCTCCGCTCTATTAGGATAAACTTGTTGACGGATAGACGTAGAGCCTGGAGTTACTTTTACAAGCCACCAACCCTCGCGGAGGCCATCGTAAGCCCAAACGTCGTTATCTTGTACGTACTTGCGACCGACTTTCCTGTATCGGATCTGGTTCATTTTATCGTAAATTTTTGTTTGTGCGTTCATATTATTATTATAATACTGTTCCTTTTAAAAGATATCTTAACGTGCGATGATTATCAATTAGAAAATTAATGGGATCTCTGTTACCTAGAGACATACCGCATTCAACGTTAATATAATCTGTTACAATTGTTTCTAACGCTGAAAGACGATATGTCTCATTAACATATCTAGTAACTTTATCTGGTAAACTAGCGTATGTATATTCTTCTCCGTCTTTAAGAGGTATTCTCTCAAAGATATCAAAGAGTAATTGCCTCGCTTCTTTTTCTGAAAGCTCAGATATAAATTCAATGCCCATCATTAGTTCTAAACAATTTATCTAATTTTTCTAAGTTGTCAACAATGCTATCTTGCGACATAGATATATTGCGCGCGATATAAATGCGGTTACAAATATCTTTCAAAATAGTAAGTTGAGTGAGAGAGTCGTATTTATTGATACTTTTCAAATCTTTCTTATCTGGAATATCGATTTTCATGGTAATAAATCTTCTTTATCTTTTTTAAGTTCTTTTAAGAGTTCGGTAGCTTTAAGTTCTAATGCTTCACGGCAATAATTATAAGTACCGTCAGGTCTTTTGCCAATAGATACAAGTTCAACAAAGCCGTAAAGCTTACAATATGAAATAATATCTAGGATTTCTGACGGGTGAAGTTCTTTGTTCATACTTAATTATAATGGAGTTCCTTATAACTTCCAAGTTCTAGTACTCACTGAGTCGCCACATTGATCGCAAGAATCGGAATCGTAAGACCATTCATCAGGTTGAAAGCATTGAATAAGATCATTCAACAATACAGTACCTTGACGCAGTTCTTCCTTGAATTTTGCGCATAAGTAATCTACCAACTCATCTACTTCATTATCAGGAAATCTAGTAGGTTCATACTCATCCCCTATAACCTTACCGTTTACAGAGGTGTAGAAAGCGGTACACCCTTCACTTATAGTGATATCATATTTCATCTTCGCTCTTCAATAAATTTTTTAACGTCTTCCAAGAAATTCTCTTCATGATACTCTACACCGTAATAGTCTTTCGTATGATAATAATTTTTTGGATGTATTAGCATCATATCTGTTTTGTTTGTATTATAATTATAAGGTAAATTATCAATCAAAACATTATCTTTATTAGCCAGTTTATGTGGAATGCAAACATTATCTACATTCCATCCACCTACTATAGTATGTTTTTTGATATCTTCGCGTGAAATAATATGGTTATTATCTAAACCAAATTCACCTAACTTATTTAAAGTCTGAGCATAATCACGCGTCGAAGCAGTTAAAATATAAACATTATTTTTTCCCACAACGCTATTATAATACTCAAACAATTCTTTAGCGCAAGGTCTAAAGACAGTTCTATAGATATTGTGATCGTCTTCTAACTCAAATTCAACGTATTTTAACCCTTCAGCATGCTTTAAGCTACAGAACGTATGCAATATACATTCGTCAATATCTTGGAAAATCCTTTTTATCATTTTTTTAAAAACTATTACTCATTTTTAGATACAGCTTTATAGATATCATCTGCTCCTTGAATAATTTCAATCACAGTATCACCCTCCATAATTAGCAATCTAGGGACGGATTTAATATTATACTCTTTAAAGAACGTAGAATCTTTATCTGCTTCTTTAATTTCAATTTTTTTATCTAACCCACTCTCTTCCAACCTTTTCTTGAGACCGTGACACGGCCCGCACCACGAAGCACTAACCAATACTAATTTTTTAGAAGATTGTTTTTTCTTACCGAAAGCTAAATCCCACCCATCTCTATAATCACTAGAAGCAGGGTTAGTTTTAATTACTTTACCTGTTACGTCATTTCTTGCTGTATTTCCTGTTGCCATGTTATATATGTTATATTACAAATATTGATTTTTTACTCACTATATTCAAAGAGTTTTTCTTGTACCATTTTTGAATATTCGTCTGTAGTACCTACGTTAAAAATATACTCAAACAACCAATCAGAATCACCTCCTAGTAGCGTAGTAAGTTCTTCGTAAGCTGTGTTTTGTTGCTTAGTTAAAGATACGATAGTTTCTCTACATTTTTCAACTATCTCTCTCTGTTCCGGTTTAATTTTAATACCATTGATCATATTTTTGTCTGTATGTTTTAACTAGAGTTTTAATGTTATTTAGAGCCTGTATAATATCGGTTTCATCCATAATGGTCTCTACAAGCATCAGTTCTTTATCGATATTATCGATAAGTTGCTGCGGTGGAGTAGGATTCTCTTTGCGTGATTTTTTTAACCGTGCTTGTGCTTGTCTTCTTACCTTTTTTATTTTATTTCGCTTTTCTTCTAATTCTTTATCAGTCAATTCAACTGGACGCTCTATTTTTACGAGCTCGATGTCACCTATAAGAGTTCCGTTTTTAAAGAGCCCTTCATACTCTACCCATCCATACTCAAAGCGGTCGTTACTGCCTTTATTATCACAAGCATGTTCTGGATGACAGTAACTTTCGTAAAAATTAATAATACCTGAGAAATTAGCTTCAGGATCCCATATATGATCATCATCTGATGGTTCCATACGTTGAACTAATAAATTGCCATCTGCATCTATTTTGTAGTGAGCCATAAACTGGCAAGGTGTATCTTTGGTTTGAAAATTAATATTTTCTACCTTAACTTTCCAGTATCTTAAAAAATCTTCAGGTATTTCCGGAAGAATCTTTTCGCAATTAATAAAATCAAATAAGCCCATACCTTTATTATAGAACTTTATTTACAATATCAAGCTATTATTTTATTGATTGTGCTATAATAAGTCCAATATTTGATACAGCATACCCACCCCATACAACTCCCCAAGCATAGTTATGCTTATAGAAATGAGAAATAGATACACAGGTATACAAAATAATAGCTAAGAATACTACTATATTTTCAAATGTTATTTGCATAATAGGTTCTTCAAAATCCTTTCTTATATTTCTAATTAAGCGCATGTACTTCGTGAGAAATTTTTAACTACTTGCTTCATACTATGATTGTAATATATTCGATTTTAATTGCAAGAGAAAAGCCTAGTAGGTTTTTACTTAGTAAGTTGAAATGCAATACAGAGTAATATAGACCTACTAGGCTTTAAGCTATTTATTGTAATATATATTGAGATCAAGTTTATTTGAATAAATATATTTGAAGTGCAATACGAATTAATATATGAAAAGCTGGTGAAGCGTGGTCAGGTAAGAGGTATAATTGAAGGTTATAAAGAAATACATCATATTATACCACGATGTATGGGTGGTAGTGATGAACCTGAAAATTTAGTATCTCTTACACCAGAAGAACATTATGTAGCTCATCAGTTACTAGTTAAGATATACCCTAATAATCTACGTTTAGTTAGAGCTTGTGATGTAATGTCAAAAGATACAAAGGTAAGTAAGTATTGGAGGAGAAATAAAATGTATGGCTGGTTAAGAAGAAAATTACATGTACCACGTATAGACACAACTTGTAAACATTGTAGAATTACTTTTAAATCTTTAAAATGTAGTAATAGATCTTTTTGTAGTGTACAGTGTAAAGTCGACAGTCAAAAAAATAAAGCAATTTTAAAGTGTAAAGGATGTTACTGTAATTTTGAGATTATACCATCACAGTCTAAAGGACGTTCTTATTGCTCAACTGCTTGTTCTAGTAAGTCACAACAAAGACGTATACAAAAAAGGTGCGAATGTTGTAAGGAATTAATGATTAACACACCAAATATAATTGAAAAAAGAAAATTTTGTTCAAAGGAATGTACAGATAACTCTAGGAAGGGTAAATCTAAACCACCAACAAGATTTGCTTTAATAATATCCAAACCATGCGCTCAGTGTGATAATTTAATATACGGTAAACCGGGTGTTCTTAAACAAAAAACTTATTGCAGCGTAAGGTGTAGAGCTTCATCTCAAAGAAAAAACTAAACTGCAATATTCTTACTAAAGTTTTTAACACAAGACCTTCCATTACCATTAGGAATAAAGTATTTTTTATTACGTTCCCAAGATTCCGCAGTATGTATCTCTATTTCACAACCGGTTTTATGACCGTATACTTGACGCCCTTTAGGTTTAGGTACATCAGGGCCTGTAAACGCACAAGTTCTACAAACCTTAAGACCGAGTTCTGCACGAGCATCTTCTACTTTATTACCACATCCACAATTCATACCTTATTATATTGGAGTTCCTAATTTATTTAACATTACTATTATCTGATACCCACGACATTATCTCGTAGTGAAAATCCTTCTCAGTAATATTTGGCTTTACATTGATAAAAGCTATAGGTTCAACCCCTTCTCCTTCACCATGCACCATAATTCGATTAGTATCGAGATCTAGTTCAAATATATATTTACTTATTACGCCCTTATACATTATTCTTTATTACGTTCTATTTCTAACATTGTCAAAAAGTTGCTAGCAAAAGCTAATTTTACGAGAGGTGAGGATACCGGAGCAATACCACCTACAACGTTATTTATAATCTCGTAGATTTTTATATCAATAACTTTTTCTATGCCATCGACGATCTGATACGGCATATCAACTAATATGCCGTACCCGGTCTCAACGTCTTGAATGTCTATCATTCGAAATATATGCATTAGGCAACAAGAATTTCTAGAGCTCTATTTGAAAGAGTAGGAGAATTAAGAGTTCTGATAAGTTTCTCAGGAGAGAACTGCTTCCGAGATTCGTACTCAGTAACTGCATTCAAAGCATCCCACATCGTCTTACCCTCCGTACCAATACCGTTAGCGAAACGGTTGACGATATCCTCTCTCTTAGAGATAAGTTTTGCCGTAACTTGATTAGGTTTAGGTGCTGGGAGGACTTGCTGAACCAGCTTCATCATTTGGTCTTTTGAAAACTTACGAGTTTGCAAGAACTCAGCAGTTTTATTGAACGTCTTAACGATATTAATATTAGTTTCGATTTTACGAATAATATCATCAACGCTATCATCAAACATAAACGAGTGACGCAAGCCACGAGTTTTTGTTTGCTCAGCTTCTCTCTTAACAAGATGCAAAGCATTATCGCAAATAACGCGCATCGTAGAAGGAATAATTTTGTTTGAATTCATTCCAGTGTTATCGATAACCGTATAAAACAGTCCATCTACTTTATCTCCATTGATATCGAATTGCTCACGCATACGAGATTGAAGTACAACTCGCTTACCGTTACGAGAGAACGTATATCCGATATGGTCAACACTACCTACCTTTTCAGTAGCGGTATCGATAATATCAAGCATCTCACCCATTTGAATAGGTCTATACTTATCACGGCATACTCCAAGATGATCGCGAGTATCCTCACGCATCAGCGAATAGAGTCCATTAACGCGAGTACCGCGTGAATCGAAGACCTCCTCTTTTACTACATTGAATTGAGGCACTTCTTCTAGCGAATTAATTTTAGTGAATAATCCCATTTTTTTATTTTGTTATTGTTTAAGCTGAACTTCTTTCGTTCATACCCTCATTATAACAGTGTTCCTTCCAGAATCAATTCTTTTCTTTATTCACCCGACTTTTTTAATAACAGGATCGGTATAACCAGCTTGTAGCAATTTTTCTCTAGATTTTTGAGCTTCTTCAAAAGTATCAAGTTTCTCTTTGAGAATTTTTAATAGACCCGTCTTGCCTTCGCGGTATTCAATGAGGTATGTACCGTATTTAAAGGGCTGTCTTACTTTCTTTTTCATATTTAAATTTATAATAGTTTAGAGTTTCTTCTATTCCATCTAAAAAACTTTTTTGCGTTTCGAGAGATGCAAGATCTCTATAAATGGAATCCATTTTGTAGCATAAGTCATGACCAGGTCTATCTTTAACATACTCGATGTATGCAGTGAGATCACCCTCACGAGAGTATTTAGGGTCGATCTCCTTTAGCTTATCTACAATAAGGTTAATTAGTTCAATATTTTTATATCTCTTACTGCCGTAAATATTATAGACTGGTTTAGAGTCTTTGATAAAAAGAGCTTCTACCAAAGCTTTTGCGTGATCTTCTACATAAATCCACTCTCTAATATTAGCACCGTTTCCGTAAACTGGAACTTTGTTACCTTTATATAAAGTTCTAAAAATAGTTGGAATTAATTTTTCATCGTGTTGTCTAGGACCATAGTTATTACAGCATCTCGTAACAGTAATGTTTGTATTATAAGTATTACGATAGGACAATGCTAGCATATCTGAACCTGCCTTGGAGGCAGAGTAAGGTGATCTAGGATCTAAAGGCGTATCTTCTACGAACGGATCATCTTCAGGGTGCAAATGACCATAAACTTCATCAGTAGATACATGAATAACTCTAGCTCTAGGAACCTCTGTTCGGATGCACTCTAATAAGTTTCCTGTTCCAACTACATTAGAGTTGATAAACGATAAAGGATCTGTGATAGACCTATCGACGTGCGATTCAGCAGCCAGATGTATGATAAACGCGGGCTTGTATTTTTTAAATATGGTTTTAACTTCTTCATAACATATATCGAGATAATAATTGTGAATCCGTTTATCTGTTGATACATTATTTATGTCAGACCCTACTCCTAATTTGTCAATATTTATAATTTTTTTAAAATTATTATTTTTAAGTAGTTCATCAATAACATGCGAACCTATAAAGCCGCAACCCCCTGTAACTAAGCATGTATCTTTATTCATAATTTTTAATGCAATCCAATAGTAGTATGAGTTCTATCTTCAATAGTCTTAATAAGGTTTGCACAGTTAAGTAAGTCGTCGTGATTACCGCAATCAAACCAGAAGCCGTCTAGTTCTTCAACCTCTATACCTTCCTGTTCTTTAATCATAGATATTAGATCAACTATTTCTAGCTCTCCTCTTTTAGACGGTTTAAGAGTTTTAGCAAGATCAATTGCCACTCTAGTAAACACATATAATCCAACTACTGCGTTGTCGCTAATATACTCTGTAGGTTTTTCTACAATGTTAATAAGATTATTATTTTCATCTAGTTCTGCAACTCCATATGCAGATGGATCTTTAACCTTAAAGGTAAAAATTGTATTTGGTTCAGCTTTAATTTTTTTATGAGTAATAAAAACGTTATCACCTAGAATCAGAGCTACATCATCGTCTGACCCTATAAATTTTTCTCCAATTATAAATGCTTCAGGAAGGCCCCCAGGTTGTTCTTGTATAGTATATTCGAGCTTAAGGCCGTAGTCAGAACCATCTCTAAGTTGCTCTTGAAATAATCTACACTGCATTGGATCAGCGGTGATAATTAGTATCTCAGTAACTCCCATATCTTTGAGAGTCTGCAAGGGGTAATAAATCATTGGTTTATTATAAACGCAATGAAGCTGTTTAGAAACAGCTCTTGTTGTAGGTAAGAGCCTAGTGCCTTTACCACCAGCAAGTACAATTCCTTTAAGCATAACTATATATATGAAATCCTTCTAGATAATCAAGTTAACATTCTAGAAATGTCATATTTGTTAGAGCCATATCTATAGCATCTTTTTCAGACTCAACATGGAAGTCAGGAAACAAGCGATTAAACTTATCCATTGAAAGTACGCAGTTTGATCTAGGTGCTTTAATATCAATATCCTCTATCTCTACGATCTTCCAGTTTTTATTTTCTGCTCCAAATACTTTCATCCTATCAACCAGGTACTTAGTATCTTGAGCATCAGGATTAACGAAGTTTATAATTCCTATATCATTCGCTGAAATATTTTTATCAATAAGGTATTCGATAAAGCAACATAAATCAGAAATATACGTCTTTGAATTTCTGTAACTGATAAGATTATCATACTTATGAATTTTAGTAATAAAGTTTCTCTCATGGTAGTCATCGCAAAACGGCATACGTACTCTAATAATACAGCCATAATCATTTAAGGTTTCAAAAGCGTGTTTAGATTTAGAATAGAAGGAGGAATGATTATATAGACCGAAGTTAGGTTCATCTTCTTCTGTAAACTCCTTTTCATAACCAGAATAAATGCAACCAGAAGAAATATGAATGTAGTTAATTCCTAGCTCTTTACAAGTCTTACTAACTTTAAGAGGAACCACTACATTAAGATCCCAACATTCTTTCTTCCTTAATTCACCCTCATCTACATTAGGTCTGCCTGTAAAACCATAACAGTTAATAACATGAGTGATTCCATTGTTTAATAAAAACTTACCAAGGATAGATCGATCTCCATAATCTAGTTCTTTTCTAGAGTAAAGAAAATAATTAGATGTATCTTTTTTAGCGTATGAAAATAGTTTAGTTCCAACGTAACCGGCTCCTATAATTAAAACATTATTCATATATCTGTTCAGTCTCAAGCTTATTATACTTGAAGCCTGTAAACTTGCCAGCTAAAACCACCTTATATTTTTTAAGTGATGTTGGAGGTACCATGGTTAAGTCCGTCAAGCATACTACAGAGCATTGCTGACCATCGTTATTATAATAGGTAAGTATACTCGATCCAGAAACTTCATAATGCTCACCTTTGTAATGAACCGCAGGTACGCATGTATTTTTAATTACTAGAAACTTTTCATCACCTATAGAAAAGACATCCATAGGGTGCAATTCAGCTAAAGAAACAAACTCAGATTTCATATCCCCGTCAGTATATAGGATGTTCATATAAAAATCAACAGTGATAATTTAAAAAGCGCTGAGCGCCCTTGGAAGTGTTGCTACCTTTATCCTTTTGCTTAGACTTTAATGCTCTAGCTTTAGAGCAAGTAATCTTACCTTTTATTTGTCTCTTTAAAATTCCAGGTCTAACTGGCTTATGAATATCCTCAGCGTCTTCTTCGTTACTAACAGTTTTTTTACTTTCAACTTTTGCTAGTTTCGTATAATAATGAGGATCTTCAGCAAGGTGATGCTTAGCTATAATAGTAGCTATTGATTTATATGAAGTGTGCTCTAACTCGGTTTTAATACCCTTAGCTAACTCTTCTGGATCGTAACTGATGTCAGGATTTACTTCCTTAAAGAATGATTTAAATGCTTTCACTATAATATTTATATATTCTCGCGAATATACTCAATTATATCATTGTAGTTACATTCATCGTTTTCAGCAATGCAGTTATCTAACTGCTCTCTAAAGCATACAGACATCTCGGCTAACTCATCATCATCCATATCTATCTCAAGTAAAGTAGATATTTCATCTAATGCTTCCAGGATTTTATCGTGTTGCGTTTCAAGCTTTTTAAGGAGAGTCTCTTTTTTCATTGCTGATATTTATATATAAGATGTAAAATTATTAAACTTTACTTTAGATTCTTAAGCTTATAATCTTTAAAGATTGCCTCAGCTTCTAATTTGAGGTAATTACATCTGTATGAACGCCATTTATTATCTTCTAAATAGTAAATTACCAATCCTTTACATTTCTTACCAGACATATTCTCGTAGAGGTAAGCATACATAGACAACTGCAATGCATAGCTATTAAACTCACAAGACTGTAAATGTGATACTGGAGGTAAAAGGTAATCGTTAAACGAGCTTGTAAAATTAAACTTCTTGTTAGTTTTAAAGTCACCTAGAGTAAAGTAATCGCCCTGATCATAAATTAAGTCAGAAGTACCAGCTACCCTATACATATGATTGTAAAGGAGTTGCTCTGACAGTACTTTATTGTACTTTTCAATATTTTCAGATTCACACTTTTCATAGGATTTGTATAGATATTCATACTCTGAAGCCTCTTCACCGAAAGCTATATAATTCTCCATTATCTTGTGAATCTTAGTACCCTTATCTGTAGCAATCTTAGTTTCCTTACGCCACATCTCAAGAACCATTTCTTTCGGTACTCCCTCTTTCTTAGCTACCCGGGTTGAATGAAGATCTTTATCAAATGGAGCTTTATACTTACCAAGCAGAGTAGTAACAGAAATATATGATTCATCTGTTTCGGTATTTGTATATGCGTGCTTAGCTTCGTTGAAGGAGATCATTTAATTAAATTATACTAAAAACTCAAAAAGGCAATAAATATAAGCATGGGTGTTAAAATTTCAGATCTTCCAGATATTGCTTTACCGTATAGCGGTTCAGAGCTATTACCGTTAGTACAAGCAGGTGAGACAAGGGTTGGTAATCTTAGTTCTATTGCGAGTCTTTTATCTGGAGTATTACTAGCTGATACTGAATTAGCTGCATTGTCAGGTGTATGGCAATCCACTTATACAACAACTTTAGGTAATAGTGGTAGTTGGAGTAATGCTTATACAACTACGAATGCTAATAGCGGTAATTGGACTAATGCTTATACCAATACAAACTCTAATAGCGGTAATTGGGGTAATGCTTATACTACTACGAATGCTAATAGTGGTAGTTGGGGTAATGCTTATACTAATACAAACGCCAATAGCGCTAACTGGAATAGTAATTATACAATAACCTTAGGTAACAGTGGTAACTGGGGTAATGCTTATACAACTACTAACGCTAATAGCGCGAGATGGAATAGCAATTTTACGACAACAAACGCTAATAGTGGTAATTGGACTAATGTTTACACAACAGTTAACGCATTTAGCGCTTCTTGGGAAGAGTCTGCAGATATATTACCGACTGTTGTTAATTATCTTTCTTCAAGTAATGTTTTACTAAGCTCGGTTACGGTTACAGATACTATTTCTGCTAAAAATTATTTAGGTATAGACTTTCCAGATGAAGCTTATACACTTATTACATCTACATCTTCTATTGCTCCTTTCTTAGGAAATAATACTGCTAGTGGTTATTATGCTGTAGTTAATGGAGGTATCAATAATACGGCAAGTGGTACATATTCTACTATAGGTGGTGGTGAATGTAATACAGCTAGTGGTTGTTACTCTACTATAGCTGGTGGTGTTAGTAGTTTAGCTAGTGGTTGTCGTTCTACTATAGCTGGTGGTTGTAGTAATACTGCTAGTGATTGTTTCACAACAATAGGAGGTGGCTATCTTAATACAGCAAGTTGTTACTACTCAACAGTAGCTGGTGGTGTATGTAATATAGCTAGCAGTCGTAAGTCTACTGTAGGGGGAGGATGTTTAAATACAGCAAGTTGTTATTATTCTACAGTAGCAGGTGGTATTAGTAATATAGCATCTTGTAATTATTCTTTCGTAGGAGGTGGTTCAGGTAATACAGCTAGCGGTATATATTCTACTGTAGCTGGTGGTTTTGCAAATACAGCTAGTGGTTGTTGTTCTACAGTAGCAGGTGGTAATTGTAATACAGCTAGCGGTGATCGTTCAACAGTAGGTGGTGGTATTAATAATACGGCAAGTTGTGGTTGTTCTACTATAGCAGGTGGTCAATGTAATATAGCTTCTAATATTCTATCTACAGTAGGTGGTGGTTGCTGTAATATAGCTAGTAGTGATTATTCTACTATAGGTGGTGGTAATGCCAATACAGCTTGTGGTACTTGTTCAACAGTAGGTGGTGGTGGACTTAATATAGCTAGCGGTACTTGTTCAACAGTAGGTGGTGGTAGTAGTAATTCAGCTTGCTGTGATGCTTCTACAGTAGGGGGAGGAGGAAGTAATATAGCTAGTAATTGCTTCTCTACTGTTGCAGGAGGAACTTCTAATACAGCTTGCGGTCCTCGTTCTTTTGTAGGTGGTGGACAATGTAATACAGCAAGTTGTTATTACTCTACTGTAGCTGGTGGTCTTGCAAATACAGCTTGTAGTAGTTATTCTACTATAGGTGGTGGTTGCTGTAATACAGCTAGTAGTAGTTATTCTACTATAGGTGGTGGTCAATGTAATACAGCTAGTGGTGTTTGTTCTACAGTAGGTGGTGGTCATTACAATACAGCTAGTGCTTGTAATTCAATTGTAGGAGGAGGTACTACAAATACAGCTAGTGGTTATTGCTCTACTATAGGTGGGGGTGGAAGTAATGCAGCTAGTGGAAATTGCTCTTTTGTAGGTGGTGGTAGTTATAATACAGCTAGTGCTTGTAGTTCAATTGTAGGTGGTGGTAGCTGTAATACAGCTAGTGGTTATTGTTCTACAGTAGGTGGTGGTATAAGTAATACAGCTAGTGCTTGTAATTCAATTGTAGGTGGTGGGAGCTGTAATACAGCTTGTAGCGGATATTCTACAGTAGGTGGTGGGTTTTTTAATACAGCTAGTAATCTTTACTCTACAGTAGCAGGAGGATGTTGTAATATAGCTTGTGATTCTCGTTCTTTTGTAGGAGGAGGACAATCTAATACAGCTAGTGCTTGTTACTCTACAGTAGCAGGAGGATGTTGTAATATAGCTTGTGGTTCTCGTTCTTTTGTAGGAGGAGGACAATCTAATACAGCTAGTGCTTGTTACTCTACAGTAGGTGGTGGTAAAAGTAATACAGCTAGCGGTTTATATTCTACTGTAGCTGGTGGTCAAAGTAATACAGCTTGTGGTGGATTTTCTACAGTAGCTGGTGGTGAATGTAATATAGCTTGTTGTGGTGACTCTACTATAGGTGGTGGTCGTGATAATATAGCTAGTTGTTTATACTCAACAGTAGCTGGCGGTCAAAATAATACAGCTAGTGGTCGTAACTCTACAGTAGGTGGTGGTTATTGCAATACAGCTAGTGCTTGTTACTCTACAGTAGCAGGAGGTTGCTGTAATATAGCTAGTAGTTCTAGCTCTACAGTAGGTGGTGGTTGTTGTAATACAGCTAGCAGTACTTGTTCTACAGTAGGTGGTGGTGTTAGTAATACAGCTAGTGGTTATTGTTCTACAGTAGGTGGTGGTGGCTGTAATACATCTAGCGGTACTTGTTCTACAGTAGGTGGTGGTGTTAGTAATACAGCTAGTGCTTGTAATTCAATTGTAGGTGGTGGTGGCTGTAATATAGCTTGTAGCGGATATTCTACAGTAGGTGGTGGTTTTAGTAATACAGCTAGTAATCTTTACTCTACAGTAGCAGGAGGATGTTGTAATATAGCTTGTGGTTCTCGTTCTTTTGTAGGAGGAGGACAATCTAATACAGCTAGTGGAGGTTGTTCTTTTGTAGGTGGTGGTTATTGTAATACAGCAAGTAGTTTTTACTCTACTATAGGTGGTGGGAGCAGTAATACAGCTTGTTGTTGTAATTCTACTATAGGTGGTGGTCTATTTAACACGGCTAGTAGTAATTATTCTACAGTAGCGGGAGGATGTACTAATATAGCTTGTGGTCCTCGTTCTTTTGTAGGAGGAGGACAATCTAATACAGCTAGTGGTTGTTACTCCACTATAGGTGGGGGTAAAAGTAATACAGCTAGTGGAAATTACTCTACAGTAGCAGGAGGTTGCTGTAATATAGCTTGTGGTACTTGTTCTACAGTAGGTGGTGGTATTAGTAATACAGCTAGTGGAAATTACTCTACAGTAGCTGGTGGTGCTAGTAATACAGCTTGTGGGGTTAGTGGTTACTCTACTGTAGCAGGGGGATGTACTAATATAGCAGTTGGTAGTTGCTCTACAGTAGGTGGTGGTGCTTTAAATAGTGCGTGTAGTGATTATTCTACTATAGGTGGGGGTTATTGTAATACAGCTAGCGCTTATCATTCTAGTATTTTAGGGGGATGTAATAATATAATATGTAGTACTGCTACATGTGCATCTATTATAGCAGGTAGCGGTATAATAGCTCTATCAGCTGATACCGCATATGCTCCAACCCTCGCTCTGACCAACGTACCAACTAGCCCTACCGGTTTAGGTTCTGGGTTCATTTGGAGATGTACTGCTAACGATCAACTTTATATCGTTCCTTAACATTGATTAATATACACTCTGTAATAAATTATAGTAGTGTCTAAGATCGCAGTTTTTCATATTGAAGGTGGTATAGGTAAGCATATAGCTGCTACAGCTGTTGTTGAATGCTATAGAAAAAGTAATACTAAATCCGAGATCATAGTTGTATGTGCTTGGCCTGAAGTATTCCTTAATAATAGCTTTATCGATAGAGTTTACAAAATAGGCAGCGTACCTTATTTTTATAGAGACTTTATTAACGGTAAAGAAGTAGAAATATTCGCTCAAGAGCCATATAAGACTACATCTCATATTACTAAGCAAAGTAATCTCATTGAGACTTGGTGTAAACTTATAGGAGTAGAGTATAATGGTGAAAAGCCAAGATTAACCCTAAACTTTAGAGAACGTGAAATAGCTTCTAAAGTAATTAGTAATACTACTAACAAGCCTGTCTTATTATTTCAACCGTTTGGAGGTCCTGGTAAAGAGCATCAATCAACTCCATATTCCTGGACTAGAGATATTCATCCCGGTATTGCTCAATTACTAGTAGATAGGTTAAGTGAAAAATACCACGTAGTTCATGTATGTTATGACTTTCATCCTCAGCTTCATGGATGTACTCGTGTTGATCAAGTACTTCAAAAGAAAGTATTGTTTGGTCTTTTAGAGCAATCGCAAGCAAGATTATTGATAGATTCTTCATTACAGCATGCAGCTGCAGCGTTAGGACTACCTTCAACCGTAGTATGGGTAGCTACACAGCCTGAAATCTTCGGCTATTCAATGCATAATAATATCATACCTAAAGAAATATTCGATAAAGGTACAGTGGATTCATACTTACATGATTATAATTTCACTGGAGCTATCCACGAATGCCCTTATATGAATCCTGATCAGATATTTAATGTTGACGCTATTTTAGAAACTTTATGAAAAAATTATTATTTAACTCATCCTTACCTAGAGCAGGATCTACCTTAATTCAGAATATATTTGCTCAAAACCCAGAATTCTATAGTACACCAACATCAGGAACTCTAGAGTTAATATACGGTGCTCGTGCTAACTATAGTACTGACCCTACATTTAAAGCTCAGGATAGTGAAACAATGAAAGCAGGGTTTCAAAATTTCTGTAATAAGGGATTACATGGTTTCTATGAAGCGGTTACAGATAAGCCTATAGTGTTAGAAAAATCACGAGGTTGGGGTATTCATTACGATCTTCTACAATTCGTTTTAGGAGAGCCACCTAAGATTATTTGCATGGTAAGAGATATGAAACAAATAGTAGCTTCTATTGAGAATCGTTTTAGATCTGCTCCTGAGATAGATTCAGGAATTATTAATCACGCTGAATTAAGAAACACTACAACTCCTAAACGCGTTGATCATTATCTTAGTACACAACCGCTAGGTTTAGCTATTGAGCGCTTAGCTGAAATAAGTAAACGAGGTCTCGATAAGCATATAATGTTTGTAAAGTATGAAGACTTATGCAAATCTCCTGTATCTACAGTTAAGTCTATTTATAATTACTTTGAGTTACCTTATTACGAATTTCATAACTTCGAACATATAGACCAGCTAACTCATGAAGATGATTCAGTATATGGTGTTGTTGGTGATCATAAAATCAAGCCTAAGTTACAATTAACTGATAACAACCCTAAGAAAATTTTAGGAAAAGAAGTCTGTGATTGGTTAGATAATAATTTCAAATGGTATAACCAAAAATTTAACTACTAGAATAAATAATAGTATGAGTTTTAAAATTGAATTAACAACACCAGTAAAGATAGTAAAACAACCTTTAGTAGAAAGTACTATCACTGAATTAGTTATTGAGCGTATTGTTGACGTTCCTAGTGAAAAGAAAGTATTTGTCTTTGTAAAAGGTGAAAGAGATAAAGTTGAGTTAACACAATTGTCTGGTGATAACTATGATACTCCTGATGAGTGGACAAATGCAGATATTATTACAGCAGTAAAAGCTCACTACAAAGTTAAATAATAGCTTTTAGTTAACTAACCTTCTTTAAAAACTCGTACATATGTACGAGTTTTTTTATTAATAGTAATTACCGTATATATCGATATCATTAACCGACATATCTAATACATCTACTTTAGATGCATCATCTACATCAAACGGATATGATTTAGCTTCAGAAGCGCTAACACCAGGTATATTTGAAGATAAAACACCGGAGAATGAATTTTCGAACACTTGTTGATTTTCTCTCTCTCCAGATAATCCAGGTTCGAACGAACCCTCGTATCTCTTAGCTCTTACTCTATAAACATAGTGTCCAAGTAGAGGATTGAGCTGAGCAATATCCTGATCAACTCTTTCTGTTATCTCAAACCATTTTGGACCTCTACCATTAGGTCTATCACAGCCTAACGCTGTAAGCTCTATAATATCTCCAGACTTGGGCTCTACTACCTGACCAAACGATGCATAGTTAACCAAACTACTCATAGTAGTTGTGAATGTATTGATATGAAGATAACCAGTAAGTTCATCTTCAGATGCAAAACCAAATCTAGATAAGTTAATAGCATTCTCTGTTAATTCAACATAAAGCTGTAGTTCATATGGTCCTAAGAACTTACGCGTTGGATCTTCTCCGTAAAGAGCATCAGCAGCTGAAATATTAAAAGCGTTAACATAATAATTTACCGGAACGCCAAAATTGTTAATAAGATCAGCGAATGAAGTATCGTAAATAAGCTGTTCTGCTTGAAAGTTTCCTGGATTAAAGAACTGACCGCATGCTGGGTTAGCTACACCAGCGAATACACCCTCTGGCGTACATAACTGTTTGTTAGTATTACAAGCCATTTTGTTTCTTTCTGTTACGTAAAATTCCTATTTGCTTACCCTCTTCGTCTTCGAACATTTCAACCTCTACATCAGAATTACCTAGAGTTTTAACTCCTGGCTCGAATTGAGTACCATACAATCCTAGCACGGACATTAAGCGAGGACCTACGAGATGCACGTTGTTTGACTTACCTGTAACTATACCGTCTATAATAGGGTGTTTGTGAGAATACTCTTTCTTAATAGTATTAGCATGCTTTCTATTAAAAGCATTATCGAACGATTTACCGTTATTAGGAGCTTTAAGCTTAGCTATATTAAGAAACTGACTATTCTGCTTGCTAGCATATTCAGTCAGATACTCTTTAAAATTTATCATAACATTATTTATACAAAAAAGCCCGGTAGTCCTAAAACTACCGGGCGTTAATTATTTTTTAGTTAGATTATTGTTCGAAAGCTGATTTACCAGTTTTGAGTGTACCAACTTTGTTGCTTTTACCCATATTAGGTTGCTTTGCATTAACAAGAGCGTGGCCGTGATCACCATCAGCACCTACTTTGCTTGTGTAAGCTGAGGAAGCACCGCCGGATTGAGTTTTGAGTGTGCCGACTTTGTTATTTTTACCGTAGTTGACTTCTTTGGTGTGATTAGAAGCTCCGAGGTCTTCTTCATCTTCTTCAGCCTCATCATATCCCATTTCTTCACCTTCGTCTTCCATCTCGTCACCGTCTTCCATATCGAATTCGTCAACTTCTTCTTCACCACCAATAGCTGCTTGAAGAACATCAATAAGCTTTTGTGCGGTTTCACGATCGAGTTTGAACGAAACTTCTTCGCCGGTTTCTTCCATATCTTCACCTTCACCCTCAATGCCAAGAGCATCAAGTTCTTCAGTTTCTTCCATTTCGGAACCCATAGGAGACATGCCATTGAATTGACCTGTAACGTTTTCGTATAGTTTATCAAAAATTGATTTGCTTCTCATAAAATTATTTATGCTTTCCTTGACTATTTTTCCACTTTCTTTTTTAGTTTTTGCTTTTTCTTTACCTTTAGGCATTTCTTTAGCTACCTCGTCTTCTTCAAGATTATCAGGACTAGATAAGTTTTTAATATTATAAAGATTGTCTTTCAATTCTTTTTCAGACATCTTCTTTCTATCTACTTTAGTAGGCATATAACCTGCAGTTTCTTGAGGACCTCCCTTGATAAGAGGAGCTTCACCGATTTCACCAGGCTTAACCTTTGGTCCAATTTTACCCTCAGATACTAGTTTATGTTTCATACCATTAAGCATTCCACCATATACTTGTCCAAGTTTTGCAAAGTCATTACTTTTATACATAACTATATTTATACCATTATGTTAATTAATTAGGTAAAACTTGTTTAAACAATAAAATAAATGAAT